AACTTGCTCAAGCTGGGCATCGTGCTGCAACTTGGCTTGTTCGATCTGAGCCTGCATTTGTATTTTGGCTTGATCGGCCTGCATCTGGGCTTGAGCCTTTTGCGCCTCTGGATCAGGCTTCTGCTGGCCTTGAGCCTGCTTCAATTGATCCATAGCGGTATCAAGTGCACCCTCAATAGACCGAGCTTGCTTGAATGCACCGACGCCGTACTTCATCAATTCGACCATCATCGGCACCATTTCCGGGCTGGACTGACCAACCGGAAGCGCCTGACGCAAGAAGTTGGAGAACGTGTTGAGAAACTCCATCCGCTCCTGCTTCATCTGCTGTTCGTCAATCTGAACCAGCGAATCGGCAGCGATCTCAATACGGAAGTTACGCAGCGGTTTGTCGCGGATCAATTGCAGCGCCTGCGGGATCATTTGCTGATCGGCAGGTTGCATCTGCTGTGCAGCAGCGTAGGCCAGAATGGTCTGCGGCTGGAACTTGGAGCAAATAATCTGCGCTTTCAGCTTAATAAGCTGAGAAGCAAATAGCGCCACTTCTTCCTGCATGGAGCGCAAGCGAAGGCCCGCATACTGGCCTTTGATCTGCTGCGCCGTAGCAGTCTCCGACGCATACGAAGCGCCGCGAATGATATCTGAGATGCCCGTGATCTCATAAATCTGCTGTTTGATGTTGTCCCGCGCTTGGTAGCATTGGATAAGCGCTTGAGCCAGCGTATCAAGCGGCAGCAAGTCAATAGACCCCTTGAGACCGCCCTTCTCGCCAAACGCCATCCATTTATCAACCGGGATCAGCGAATTGTTATCGCCTTCCGTCAGCAGTCGCTGCAAGGCAGGCTGCGAAGCATCAAACACGCCACGCACCCGCAGGGATTTCACGAGACCATCAATTCGGTCTGACAGGATATCCAGTTCTGCGGCCTGATCCTGATAGAGCACGAAATCCGGCACCGGAACCAGATTGTCGCTCGTCGTAGTCGCGTACAACGGCTTCGGACACGGGAAAAACTGCTCAAGGCCCAGCGGATCATCACGCTCGTCTATGAACTCAGGCAGCCCCTTGGACAGCCAATAGACCTTGCCGGTCTCCTTGTCCCAAAGTTCAAAGATCTCAGCCTTGTTGTTGTTCTCGCGGCTTTTGTTGTATGCATTAAGCGGCTTCGGGCCTTGGTTCAGCGGAATCTGCTTGGCCTTTTCCTCGCCAAATCGCTCTACAAGCGCCTCACGGCTCATATACACGCGACGCCAGACGCAAGTGACCTCTTCCCACGTCCGGGCGGTCGAATGGCCGAAATCACGCCAATGTACGTAATCCGTAGGGGCGCATTCGTACTCAATCTGCTCCGGGACTTCCCCTTCGGCAGCTTCGTTGGTCTCTACGTCTTCGGTGACTTCTAGGCCGTCATCCTCAATGCCTTGCGGTGCGACGTGCGGTTCGTAACGCACCCATGCAACGCCACGCCCGCCAAGGAAGCGATCCTCAACGCAATGCCGCATCGTGTCGCGGAAATCGGGGTAATGCTCAATTTCGTAGTCAACTGCGCGTTCGATCAGGTTAGACGCAACGCGAGAGACGGGATCGTTGTCCCCAAAGCGACGCGAAACGTCTGCGGTCGGCAGCTTGCTGTAAACCGCAGGGATCAGCGTTTGGACGTTAGCCCAAAGGATGTTGAACTTAGCCGTCTCGTTGTTTGACTGCCCCCGCGTGTCATCGCGGTACTTCTTGAGCAGCTTTTCAACACGAGCATTCCACTTGGCGAATTCGTTGTCGTAAGCGCCGATGGTGTTAAGGTATTTTTCAACACCCGGTGAACGGAGGATTTCCATTACTTACGCTCCAAAATCTTGAGATTCTGTTCTTCGCCGGGGAAGATTACAAAGTTGCGGGTGCCAGCGTCTTTACCACGAGATCCTGCGTAAAAGTATTTGATGCCGGGAACGCCGTTTTTTTGCAACGCAGCTTCGCCAGATCCTATTGATCCCGTCAATGCTTCCCAAGTATTCAAAAATTGATTGGGAGTTACATCTTTACCATACAACACCGACAAATCATTTCCCAAATCTGACATTGCATTAGCTGGCAACAATTCTTTTGTTTTGTTGATTGCGTCTCTAATCGCTTTTGGCTGTTGTCCTAAAGGCTTGTCCCAATCAAGCATACGCTCTATGTGTTCGTCGGGCAGGTCTACGGTGTAGAGAGAGCCTTTGTTTTTTAATGAACCAGCATATTCTTTTAATGCTGCTTCATAAACGGGTTTTAACTTTTCTGAAACTTTGTTGTATCGCAAAAATGTTTCTGGCTTTTTGCCAGCATCAACCCAATCCATAATTTGCGAAGATGCAAATTACCAATTTTTTGTGCAGCATTAGCCGCTTTATGCCAAACAATACCAGATTCAATTGGTTGAGAATCTTTTAAATAAGTAGATGCTGATAATCTTTCTTTGTAACCTTTTGCTACATCTGGCGATTCAGCCACATAGATGCCATGCCCGTATGCCTGCGCTCCCTCACCTGTCCCAATCTTGCTTGCATCAAATTTACCCAGCGGCGCACCTTCAGCAGCAGGAAACGTGTGCGGTGTGCCGTGATAAACCGTCAATTCATTGATTGATGGATGCGACAACGCCATCGCTAGCCTACGCGGGTTCAGCGTCATGTTTTCGCCGACCACTTCGCCAAGCCCTTGAGAGCCGCTTGTAGCCTTTGCGCCCATACCCTTTAGCGCGTCCACAATCACAGCCGGATTGGTCGCCATCGTGCCTACAGCCTGCGCTACGTCCTTTGCAGACTGCACCGGATGCGTGACTAACTGCTTGTAGCCTTCAAGCTGATTCGTGATGCCAGTTCCGAGGCCCGCGCTTAGATTGTTCAGTCGGTCTAGCCATGACATCGGCAGCGTTTGTGGCGTTCGCTGCGTACCCGGCGCATCAGCAACAGGCACCGCGTCCCACCAATCAGGCTTGTCCTGCTGGTATTGAAGGACCATTGCAACGCGCTTGGGATCTGCCATTTCTCTACCTCATCAAGCAACGCGCTGGGGCATATTCTGCAATGCACGAGCAAGCATCTGACCTTGAGGACGCTGCATCTGCGGCCCACCCTGCGGCATCATGCCCATCGGGGGCGTCTGCTGCATTCCCTGCGGCGCATAACCTTGAGTTTGAAACGGCACTTGCTGCGGCTGACCGCCTGCAAACTGGCGATAGTCACGCCCCATATCGCGCTGATAACCGCCTTGACGCGGCGGCATGACCATCACGACCAGAACACCGTGCAATCAACCGTGCCGCCAATCGTCACAACCAGCGAAGTCGTGAAGCGGGCCGGAATCTGATAGAACGTCGCGCCAGCAGGCGTGAACGTGTTGACCAGCGTACCAGCGCCGTCACTAACCTTGATGGTCGGCGTAGAGCTGGCAGAGGCCACGAAAATACCGAAAATGCCGCCCGTTCCGGTGTAAACCGTCGTGGTGGCCGTGATGTTCTTGTAGTTCTGGCTTGCTGTGACCGGGTAACTCATATCCTTGCCCTCCGAGGCATCTGCCTCTCATGTGCGGCCCACATATCGTTTAGCGTGACCTCATTTTCCGGGCCAACAATGAGGGTACGGGCTTCCGGCGCTACTTGCTTGGTCGGTTCTGCCTGCCATGCAATAGCCAACATTCTAAAGGCATCCGCAGGGTGGCTCGTCCAATCGTGACGAGGCGTCTGCCGAAATGCCTTTTTATCCTCGTCATATTCTCGCTGATATTGGCGCAAGGCTTCAAGGCCGTCTTCGCATTTGTCAGCATCAAACCAACAACGAGGCAGCATTCGGCGCACAGCTTGGATGCCGTCCTGCAATCCAAGGTCGGGCACTATGGCGAGATTCGCCAAGCCCAAAAACTCTGCCATCTGTTCAATGATGGATTTACCACCAGACGCCAGCGTTTTTGCTCGCGCATCGTGCGGAAGATGGTGTTTTCCGTATTTATATGACTTTGAACGCACCACATCTGCCAATTCCGGGATGGTCGCCCCGCTGACTGCGTAGAAGTCGATGACATGAATCTCGCCCCTGATGACTTGATACCACCAAATCGCCGTATCGTCTCGATAGCCCAAGTCCCATGCCGTGTGCACGGGAATTGATGGATCGTAATATACGGTCGTAATTCGGCCTTGATCCATCGCTTGCCGCATTTCAATACCATAAATCGCGCCGACAATGGCCGCGTCAAAGGAGCATAGATACTCCTGAGCGAATTGATCCTCTGTCAGTTGGGCGCGGGCAGCTTCTAGTTCTGTGGAAGGCAGCAAGCCTGACTTGTCGGCAGGCAGCGACATGCAAAACCATTCCGGGCTTTTTTGGGCGCGAGCGTACACGTCATAAAACGCGTTGCGTTGTTTTGGCGTACCCATCATTACACACCAACCCTGCTTATCACTCAGGGCGGGCCTCACCACGAGAGGAAATACGCTTGGCTTCCAGTCGCCAAACTCATCGCAGACAACACCATTAAAACCAAGGCCGCGAATGCCGTCTGCATTGTCGGCACCGAATAAGCGAATGACCGCGCCATTAATTAGCGTTACGGTCAATTCCGATTCGTTGGTGCTTTGCGCGATGGGATCAGAAAAATCTTTCAAATAAGTCCATGCCACGGATTTGGCTTGCGCTCTGTATGGCGCTATGTAACCAAATAATGGGTAAGGCCCGGACGCTGTGATTGCAGCGCGGATCAGGTCATTTATGGCGGCGACCGTCTTTCCAGCGCGGCGATGAGCGACAAGGCAAGCCCATCGTTGTGTTCGATTGTGATAAGGCATAAAAGCCTTGCGAGGTTCATATGGCAACTTAATTTGAGTTATTGCCATATTTTTACAGACATTTGCATCAATACTTGTAAAAACATAACGCCGCCAATAACCCAAACATGAGATTTTACGCGGTTTCCAAGAATTGAACCGCGCTCACCTAAACCATAAGAGCCAATTACATCAATCACACATACAACAAAAAAAAGCGCAACTACGATTGCGCCTTGCAAACAATTGTCTGTGGTCACTTTGGGTCCATCCAGCTCACCTCAATCTTGACCGGGCCTTCGTCCTTGCCTGTCAGTTCAGTTCGCGCCAGCTTTGGGACGTGATACTCCACCAGATCGGTAAAGCATCTAAACGCGGCCTCTGCGCCTTTCTCCGCTGCAATCTGATCTAGCCAGCCTTGCAGCCTATCCGCGTTGTTGTCCACAAAGTTTGCGATCGCCTCCCTAGCAAGGGCTGTGGAGCGATTAGGGACGCCTTTACGGGAGCCTCCGCCCGTTTTCTTACCCAAAGCCATCTCATTAAATCTCAGTCTGCCATCAAATGTTGATGGTCAGCGGGCAAAGGGATACGGAGGACAGCGTGATGGTGTAAGTGCTGCCGAGGTGATCGTAGAAGCATTGCTTGGTCATGCCGGTTACGCGCTCGCCCTTTAGAAAGGCAACGCCAGCATTTGCTGACAGGCTAACCATCAAACCGATTGCGATTGCGAGAGTCTTCATAGTTTCATCCTGTGGGGAGTTACTTCTTGGGAACTTTCTTCAACATTTCTGCCAGCTTCTTGCCCTTGTCTGCCTCAACGTAGTCCTTGCCTACGCTTTGAGGGATGCCCATGCGCTTTGCAGCTTTTGGGTCATGCGCCACCATTTCCATCAAATTATGCTGGGCTTGGCTTTTGCTTGGCATTTTCGGTCTCCTAAAGTGGCTCGCACGGGCAAATGGCCCACGGTCTAGCGGTGCGGCCTGTCCTTACGCAAGGAACCTGAGTTTATATGCGACTGAATCTATCAAGTCACAAATTTCATCAATGATGTTCTGCAGGGGCGTGTCATCCGGCAGCGCCTTACGCATTGCCTCTACAAAATCGCGGATCTTTTCGATGTACTGCACCGGGTCCTTCGCAATGTGGAAGTCTGCCGGGTACGATTTGATGAGATCGTAGCAGCCCTGATAAGCCTCAGCCCATTTATCCGTTAGGTCTACGATGCCCTCGTAGTATTCCTGTAGCGCCTTGTGCTGTGCATAACTGCGCGTTTGCAGGTGCATAAAATGCGTGTTAGTGGCCGAATGAAAAAGCACCGCGACAAACGTGGCGGCTGACTTTTCGTACTTTGTGGTTTTTTCGGCCATTTGAGCACCTATTTTGGCTAGTCCCAAATGTATCACCGCATTTTACGGCAAGCAACTACCTTTGCGGCAATTCATTCCGAATCATCAACATCGCATCTTCCAGCCGCATCATCACTAGCCAATCCTTGCCGTCTGCTCGCATGGCTACGATTGGAACCTGCTGGCCTTCCTCGCAAGCCTTTTCGATTTGATCCATGAAATCGTAGACCGCTATCTTCTTGCGTCGTTTCACTTCCCAGCGAAAGCGCCCGGTCTCAATGTCATGCCCGCCATCTCTGGCCTGACCCAGCTTGCGTTTAACGACAAAGCCAAGCGCGTCTGACAGGATTTCTGCCAGTTCGCGCTCCCCTGCCGCCCCTTTAAGCCGCTGCGACCGGCTCATGGGTTTCTTTAGGCTTGCGGGCTTTCTTTACCAGCTTCAATTCCTGCGCCTTGATGTACACAGAGGGGCGCGAACGGCCCATACGCTCCGCAAGTACAGCAATCGGCGTATTCAGGTAATCGGCTTTGATGGTCTCAACGTCTTCGGCAGTCCACTTTTTCATCGCTTTTCCTTTGTGACCCATGCCCAACCAATCCACACAGCAACCACAATCCACGGTAGCGAACACATGAAAAAGATTGCCAAGAATGCATTAAATTCAGACATGGAATTGATCCTTTGTCAAATTTGATGGTCTTTTTTTAATTCTGTCTCTGCGTACTCAAGGGCCATCAGCAAAAACATCCGCAAATGCTCTACGTCTAGATTCTCGCGGTTCCATGCTTTGCCTTTCATCAATCCAGCGATTCGGGCAATGCGTTTTATTTCATCATTTGTCATTGATGATTTTTTCTATGCGATCAATCAAATCGGAAGCAATGCCTTTGCGTTGAGAGTTGTACCAATACGATCCTCTAGCTTTCAAAAATTCCATTGCTTCTTTTAGTAGTAGTTCTAATTGTTTTTCTCTGGTCATTTCTCCCCCCGTGCGCGGATCGCTCTTTCCACCTCTTCAGTATCATAAAACCGTGGGCATAATTCCGCACACGCCTCGCGCTCGGCAGCGGCGACAAGATCGGCGAAGCGTTCAATTTCATCGCCAAAATTGTTTATCAATGGGTTAATCATAACGGACCATTCCATGTCGCCGTTACCCGCCTCCCGCGCCATGCGGATAATGTCTTCTCGGTTCATTTCTCCCCCCGTGCTGCGTCGTGGCTGCGCGTCATGCTCAAAAGATCGGGCTTCTCCCCCCGTGCGCGGATCGCCTTAGCCAAAGTTTCTGCTGTCGGACTGGTGCCATCAGGCATTCCATAGGCGTCGCAGATTGCGGCGCAGGCTTCGCGCTCTGCTGCCGCAGCATCGGCAATTATTTTTTTCTTGTATTCAAGAAAGCACTCAACCACACAATTAAAAAACACTTTGGCGCTTTGATCCGCATTTCCTGTAAACGTTAATGCACCATCGATGATTTCAAGTTTTCCAATCTCTTGATCGTTATGGTTGAATTTTGTCGCTGTCATGTTTTTGTCCTGCGGCTTTCCAGTATTCTTCGCATTTGCCGTTGTCATACAGCGGAGCCGGGTCAAACCAAGATTGTGAACCTTTAGATATCGGCGCTAATTTGCGCCAACACGTTTTGCACAATTCTGATTCGCCGCCTTCACACTTGGTTATCATTTTTCTTTGGTTTGCAATCTGCACATCTAAACTTTGATCCGCGTGTGTTTGTACTGCCGCGAATCGGTTTTACCTTTTTGCAAATCGGGCACAAGCGTTTCAACGAAACAACGTCATCAAATTTCACAGTCGCACCCACCAAACTTTTTTCTTACCTTGATAGCAAGACACGTCCGTACCTTCCGGGCCTGACGCAACCGACAACAAGCCATCCACGTTTTCGCATTGCATACGCAACGCTTTGAATTCGGCTGATTCGGGCTGCACATATCGCGTCGGCGCAAAGGCTTCGTAAATCAGAAAAGCCGCTATCCAGCCCATCAAAATCACAATGATGAGACCCAAATAGGTGTATCGCTGCTTCATGTGGAAATCTCCGACTCCAATTCAATCAGCAAATCAATGTAATGACGTGCTTTTTGAAGATCAGCGATGCCACCCTTTTCCCGCCAACGCACAACGTATTTGATTACGTTTGCTTCCATAAATGGAATCTTGTTGCGGTAAATAAATTCCACCGGCTGAATCGCCATTTGGTAATGCTGACCGCCGACTTGTTTGTTGAATGCGCTCATAAAGACTTCCAAATGATCCATTTGATTGCGTAACTTGCCATGCGAGGGATTTCGTATTCGCCTAGACACCAACGCCGCATAGTGCGGTCATTGATGCCTAGCTTTTTTGCCATCTCTCGCTGTGAAATTTCAGCGGCACTTAACAGCGCCCGCAGTTCTGTATTGGTCACGGCTCCCTATCCATTTCAATTAATGCCTCTTCGTGTTCGCGCACTTTTTCTTCAATTTCGGCCAGCAGCGTGTCCGATACTTGAATTCGGTGATATTCGCCTTCGCTGTCGCCCACTTCTACGTCATCAACAACGTAGGCATCGTTAAAAATTCCGACTTCGGAATCTGATGGTTCGTAATACCAATAAACCCGCAAACACAGGTTGCGAACTTCGATTTCGGTGTAGATTTCTTTGATAGCCATGTCGTGCTCCTATCTGTGGATCAATGGGGCCATCTTAGGGCGCTCTGCCCTACTTGTCAACAAATCTTTTAGCCGACTTCCGGTTCAAGCCAACGGCGGTACAGTTCCCGGCCCAATAGGGTTCGGCGGGAGTGACGGCTCAAGCAAGCAAATTGCAGCCGGTCATAGTCCAGATCCAGCATTTCGCAAATCCAGCGAAATGACCCTATGCCGATGGAGTCATCGAACACCCAATCTCGCGCCGCCTTTGCATCGCTGCGTACCCGGCTGTCCATGTCCCCGATGGCCTGCACAAGCACCGACGCCCATAGTGCGGTGCAAGGTGTGCCCATTTGCTCCAAATGCGGTTCCGGTTGTAAATATTTCATGATTTCCTAAAACGCTCCGTAAGGCGATTCCAGCGGACTTTGACTTTGGGGGTATCAGAATACCCACTCGTCGGCGATCTCCGCTGAAACACGCTTACTGACGGTTCCTGTGGGGTTTTGGTACGCCATTCCGGTGTCAATCTCCGTTTCGCTAATTCCTACCTCGCCCAAACGGATCAATTCCGTATTGCAACGCGACAAGCATCGTTCCACGGATGAAACAAACTCAGGCGAGCCTTCAGCAAATCGGAAATGCAAGCGCCCGATGTATGCCTTGGCAAACATTCGCCAAAACTTTGCCGGATCTTGAATCCGCATAGTTTCCCACGTTTCAACCGAAGCGCGTTCGGATTCGTTGATAGCTTTTTCGTCCTGCGGCTCCGGTGCCTTTTCGGTCTTCGGGCGCAATTCCGCAGGCTTCGGGAAAAACTTGCCATATCGACCATGCGATTTCGCAGCTCGCTCGACTGCCGCGATGTGCTGGTCTTTCAAGGCTTCCCAGTAAGCAGCAATTGCAGCATCCGATAGCTTCGGCTTTGCAAAAACCTCCGACAGCGTGTCCATGATCTGCCGGAATTGATCAAAATCGTTGCTGTACATCAGTCTGTCGGCCTCCAAGTCCGTATCGGTTCAGCGGGGGTTTTGATCGGCGCAAACTTTTTGGCGTTGCGAAGCCAAGTGCGTAGCGCGGCGTCCCAGTCCTTGAACGTCGATCCCTTGGATTTATGGAAATCCATGAATGCAGCGAATTCTTTGCCCAAGTCCACCATCAATTCAAGCGCAAGTTCTTCGTGTCCGGGTTTCGGTGCAAAACCATTCGGCATCGTGATTGCTTTCGCGACGCGTCCTTGGTCCTTGATCCCTTCCTTGGTCCTTGATCCTTGATCCTTGATCCTTAGATCCTCGCACGAGCCTTCGCGATCATTCGCGAGGATTCGCGAGGATTCCTGCGGTTCGGGTATTTTGGACTTTGAAGGTCTATCAATCTTCTGGTGATTCAACCAGTTACAGACTTGGAAGTATCGCGAGCCTTCGACGATATACCGCACAATGCAGTTTTCTCGCTCCAACTCGGCCAACCAGTCATCAATTTGAGAAAATTTGATCTCGTCGTAGGGATAAAGCAGTCCTTTGAGAAGCCTCGCGTCTCCTCGCGAGCGTCCCTCGTCATCGCACAGGGTCCAAAGTTGGATGAAAAGTAGCCGTGCATCACGGCTTACTCGGCCCATGCTTTCGCTCTGCGGAAACTCGGGTTTGATGGTCCGAATTCGTGCCATCACTCCTCTCCACGATAAGACTTCAACGTGTCATAAATTTTCTTCCAATTTTGCTGACTTCGTTTTTTTGCACAGACCATACAAGCACCACTAGCGGTGTAACGAACAGTTCCATGTCCGTGTCTACATTCCGCGCCGTCGTAGTGGGTTTTACCCTCCTTTGCGGCCTCAATCCTTGCCTTGTCCATATCGCTCCAAGATAGAGTAAAAAAGATGTTGACACGGATAAAGTAACTCTATACGATGGCACCGTCAAGCATCCACAGAGAGGAATCGCAATGTTCGACTTCATCATTTGTCTAGCCGGTATCTGTGCGCCAATCGGCGCAGCGGCTGTTCTCCTCGCGGCGTTCTACCCGGAGGAATGGTAATGCGGTACATCAACCCATCAGCCATGTATGCCTATCTCGCAGGTCGTTCTGCGGCTCGCCGTGATGCGGCTATGGAAAACGCTCGCCTGCGCCCTGAGTCGGCACAGCATTGGGTTTACATCGCCAAAGCCTACCAGCGCGGATTGCTGCGCGAGATCCAGTACGCCAAGGAAGCGCATGAAGATTCAAAGCTGGCTTGAAGACAACCCATCAGATGACGATTCCGACTTCTGGTGGTGGCATCAAAACAAAGATCAAAATTGGATAGAGGGTTACTGCAATGCAAAGCGAATCAATCAACGAATTGGCCACAGCACTTTCCAAAGCGCAGAGCGAAATCACGGGGGCGCTGAAGGACAGCAGCAATCCGTTCTACAAGTCTCGATACGCAGACCTTGCTAGCTGCTGGGATGCATGTCGCAAGCAGCTTGCTAGCAACGGGCTTTCGGTGATTCAAACCACAGACATTATGGATGGCGTTGTGGTGTTACGCACCACACTTGCCCATGCCAGCGGGCAATGGATTGGCGGCATTCTGCCGATCAAAACCAAGGATGACGGTCCCCAAGCACAGGGCAGCGGCATCACTTATGCACGTCGCTATGCGCTTGCAGCAATTGTTGGCCTTGCTCAGATTGATGATGACGGCGAGGCAGCACAAGCCCGAAATGCACCAAAAGCCAATCCTGAGATTGTCAAAGCCATTCAGAATTGCGCGACCAAAGACGAATTAAATGCGCTGTTTAAGAGCCTGCCGGAACATGATCGCGCCCCGGCCATGGATCATTTCACCGCCCGTAAAAAGGAACTGTGATGGAACAGCGTACTGAGGAATGGTTTAAGGCGCGTTTGGGGCGCGTAACAGCGTCCCGCATCGCTGACGTGTGCGCCAAGACCAAGACGGGTTACAGCGCCAGCCGCGCGTCGTATATGGCGCAATTGATCGCTGAGACGTTGACCGGCCAGCCGCCGGAACCGTTTACCAATGCAGCTATTGAATGGGGCGTAGCGCACGAGGCTGAAGCTAGGGACGCTTACAGCGCCAAGACTGGCGAACTTGTGGAGGAAACGGGGTTTGTCCCGCATCCGCATCTTCATGCCGGGGCATCGCCTGACGGATTGGTAGGCGAGGGGCTTGTAGAGATCAAATGCCCCAACACGCAGACGCATCTTGACTACATCTACGACGGCAAACCGCCGACAAAGTATGTCCAGCAAATGCAGTTTCAGATGGCTTGCACCGGGCGACCGTGGTGTGACTTTGTGAGTTACGACCCACGCCTACCTGAGAATCTGCGGCTATTCATCGTGCGTGTGCCGCGTGACGACGGAATGATTGCTGAGATGGAAGCTGCAATCAGAGACTTTTTGATGGAAATGAATGGCAAACTTGAGAAGTTGAAGGAGATGAAACTGTGACCGAATACGACAACACAAACCGCGGCGTATTGTTTGTTAATCGTGAAAAGAAAACGGAGAAGTCGCCAGACTTTAGCGGTTCGCTAGACGTGGCTGGCATTCAATACAACCTTGCGGCTTGGAAAAAGCAGTCAAAGAAAGGCGTCACATTTCTTTCTGTGACGGTCAATAAAAAGCCTGAGATTGAACAGCATCCTACGCAGGTTGCAAAGCCGATGCGTGAAAAAGATCCCGATCCAACAGATTTTGAATTTGATTCAGAGGTTCCTTTTTAAAACGGGAACTGTTAGAATGGGAACATGAAAACTTGTTTTAAATGCAACAAACAATTTCCGTTGTCTAACTTTTACAAACATCCTCGAATGATGGATGGGCATCTTAATAAATGCAAAATTTGCACTAAAAAAGATGTCAAAAAACATAAAGCCAAAAACGCGGAATATTACAAGCAGTATGAAAGCGAAAGAGCAAAATTGCCGCATAGGGTAGCTGCGCGACTTCGTTATCAAAAAACTGCAAAAGGCGCTGAGTCAACTTTAAAAGCAAAGAAAAAATGGCAACGAAACAATCCAGAAAAACGCGCCGCACATTTGTTGTTGCAGTATGCAATTCGCAGAAAAGAAATAAGTAAAAAGCCGTGCGAAATTTGCGGAAACGTAAAAGCGCACGGCCATCATGAAGATTATTCAAAACCTTTGGAAGTGATTTGGCTTTGTTCTAAACATCATGCCGAACATCACAGGAAATGAAATGATCAGCGACGATCGCGCACAGAAAGCGTTGGTTTATCTGGCCGAAACAGATGAACCGTGCGCTGAAGCAAAGGCCCATGCAGAACGCATGGAGTTTAAGGCTAAGGCGATCCGTCACGCGCTGTTCCTGCATAGCGTAGGAACAGTCGCGGAGCGTCAGGCGAAGGCAGAAACAGACGATGCCTATGAGGATGCGATGGACGCATACCTAAAAGCTGTAGCCGTGTATTCGCATATGATGAATAAACGCGCTACGGAACATATCGTAATCGATGTATGGAGAACCGTACAAAGCAATAGAAGGATGGCGATGTGAACCTACGCAAACTGGCACAAGGCAAGCCGTGCATGGTGCGGTTGCCGGGGGTGTGCAATCACAACCCAGAAACGACCGTATTGGCTCATATACGCCTGATGGGGATATCGGGCATGGGGACAAAAGCCCCTGACCTTATCGCCGCTTGGGCGTGTTCCTCGTGCCACGATGCGATTGATCGTCGGGCGCACACAGACCTAGAACGGGACTATGTGCGGCTGGCGCACTTTGAAGGAATGGCTAGGACGATTGCGGAACTCTACAAACTGGAGGTGCTGTGATGTTTTGGAAGTTCTTTAGAAAGACTGACCCGCATACAAGCGTAATGGCGGCTGCAAGCATTGATTACAAAAATCTAGAGGATCAAGTGTATGCAGTTATTGCAAGGTTTGGCGATGGCGGTTGTATTTCCGATGATGTTTGCTGTGTTCTTGATCATCTACATAGCAATACTATTACTCCTCGGTATAAGCGTCTTCGTGATCTGGGCCGTATCGAGACCACCGGAGAAACCCGCAAAGGATTCTCAGGCCGAAACCAAAGAGTGATGCGCGTATGCAAGCGATCATAAAGCTGATACGCGAATGGTTTAAGGATGGCGACGTATTACCGCCGCCATGCAAGACCGTTAATCGTGATCCCTACTCAAAGCAATTTGAGTATATTAGGCGGGTAAGCAAACAAGCGTAAATTACTGAGGGATCGTCTAGCGGAAAGACCCCGGACTTTGAATCCGGTAACGAAGGTTCGAGTCCTTCTCCCTCAGCCAATCAGTTCTGCGTCTCAGGCTTCGGAAGCTGCTCGTCGGCTTGTTCTTTGATTTTCATGACCAGCGGAAATGCACCAGTTTTGGTCGGCAGATCGCCAAGCACTTGAAGGATGCCATTTACTTCTTCAACAGACAGTTTGAGCGTGATTTCCATGTTATGTCCTGCGTTCAAAGTGTGGGACATCCTTAAAAGATGCCCAATTGCCGCCCCATGAGTTTTTGGGGTTTAACGACTCCCAATAATCGCCCACGGGCTTCAAAATGGCAATGTCGTAAAC